TTATGAATAGCCAAAATATTTTTTATCAAAACTGATGATTTTGTCGGGGATATATTTCTGTAGAAACACTTCGTGCGATGTTCGTTTCGCCAAAACTGCAATCATGGCCTTGATTGGTTCATCTATAGTTTTGGCAATCTGCACCACTACGGAATCACCGATACGCACCGGTTTATTCGGGTGGACAAAAACCAGATCACCAGCTTTAAAACGTGGTTCCATAGTGTCCCCTTCCACGTATAAGGCATATATATCCTTGGTCATCAACAGAGCGGGTGGCCTATGAACGTAATCAATGATTGATGAATCGAGTTTAAATAAACCGTTGTCGGTGTTACAAGCAGCAGTCCCCACTACCGGAACGTCCTGCGGCATGTATTGGCGCGGCGGTAAAGTACTATTATTGAACTTCACATCGCTCATTTCGCTATTTGTTCGGGTCGTTTCCGCTCCAGCAACATTCGGAGTGTTACCGGTAAGAAGCCAATCAATTGAGACATTAAGTGCTCCGGCAATATCTTCAAGGGTGTTCAGGCGCGGGTGAGTCAACCCAGACTCCCATTGGGCTACAGCGTTACGCGTTTTACCAACGGCTCTTGCTAGCTCTTCTTGTGTCATCTTCGCTGCAATGCGCGAATTTTTTATACGTTCTTTCAAATCCATAGTTTTGTTTAGAAAAAGTACATTTTGCACCGTCAGTTTTATTTATATCGTGTAGAATGTCATGACACTACTAAAATATCCATTGAAAGCGATTGGCGTTGTTGGCTTATATAAAAGCAATCAAGCAAAAATGACGTTGTTGGTCATTATCCGATAAAATCGGTACCCCCCTTCGCGAGTAACGAGGCGGTAGGTGATTAAGATACCGCCAGAACGTGTAACGAACTTATGATAGAAGTCGGGAAAACTATATATATTTCATTCATTTTTAAGCCGGTTCAGTTTGGCTTTATCAGTGAAGCTATTCTGTCATGAAACAATGCAATCTCTTTAGAGAAGTCTATTTAACGCGATTTTGCTTTATCCGCGGAGAAAAAAGAAAGGCGCTGCCAATTAGCATTCGTCTGGTCTGGTAGCGCAATCGGAACCGATAAAGAGGATTTCTTTACGCGTCATAGTGATCGGCGGGTCGTTTTCGTGGTCGACTTCGGCCTGCGCCGTTTTCATGAAAAGAGCAAACCTTGAAAGATCGAATGTCTCGTCAGTCATCGGGCTTGAACGATAAAGTTTCCATGCAAGCGCCATGACTTTTTCTGCCCGCGAATGGGTCTTCAGGCTTTTCAAAAAAGGCTTGATATCGCCCCACGAGAAATAGTCGTTTTCATTCTGCTTTTTTCTTGCATTGTCGGCTTGGTTAACCGGATTTTTTTGACGTAGCCCTTCGGATTTTTGGCTATCCAAAGTTTTACTTGTTACATCGGCAGATTTACTTTGCCCGTGATCTATTTCTGCGCGACCTGTTTCTTTGCAAGAAAAGTCAGTTTTATCGAACGGAGGTTGTATTTCTTCGTCAGTGCTTGAACCATTGTCCGGCGAACCTTTTGGTTCATCAGGGGGACGAAAAAATCCGGCTTGCGGCTTTAAAGTTTTTCCATGATTTTTAGGCTTTTTCATCCCGCCCACCCCTCGCCTTAATTTCCGAGACTAATTGGCCCCCGATAAAAAGCCTTTTCCCGTTCGCTTATAAATACGATGATACATTTTTGCACAGAACGTAACGATCAAAATAACCGCCGTTGACATGCGATTTTGAATATGACGATTTCACGGATTTTCCACTTTAGCCGACTGGACTTGAGCTAAGATGTTAGAAGCCGCCTTTTTATGAAACGCTGGTTTCATTATTTCTAAAACTTTAAATCCTTCGATTCAAAGCATAGTTAAAATTGTAATGCATTGATGAGTTCAGTTATAAGATATAACATATTGTATGTCAATACTTTAAAATTTAACATGATATATGTTATTCTTATTTCTTAGTTACCGAATCAATCTAAACTACTCCCCCCACATCAAAATCTTTATATTTTTGTAATTATTTTTCAATATTTGGTTGATTATTTTAACCTATGTGGTAAATTTAAAAAAAATAGGAGCAGATGGGCTATGCTGAACGATTTAGGTAAAGAATTACGCAAATTGAGGATTGATCGTAACGAACGGATATTAGATATGGCTGATAAGATCAAAAAGTCGCCTGCTTTTATCTCAGCTATAGAACGAGGCAAAAAATCTATTCCTGCTACATTTGATGACCTGATTATAGGTGCTTACAATCTTACTGGTGAAAGTGCTGCAAGGATTAGAACTGCGTGTTCGCGCTCTAGACGACATTTCACTTTGTTTCCCGAGTCTGACCTAAGTAAAGATACTGTAAGTCTCATGGCAAGGCGAATGAATGAACTATCTGAAGATCAACTTCATAGCATTCAAAAGATTTTAAGGAATAAAAAATGAAGGGGATCGAAAATTCAATGCCTGCCATTCGAGTGAGCAATCAAGGTAAGAGAAAAGTAATGAGTGAAAGCTTTTTGACCACAGCGCGATCTTGGTATGAAATTGAGCATAAAGCTTGGGAATTCAGAACGGCAATAGGAGCCACGGGTGAAAAATTTTTACCTGTAATGGATATATTAGAAATTATTATGTCGCAATCTTTAATGCTAGTAGAGCTCCGTATCGAAACAGTACAAGATATGGGAACTGCGGAAGGATTTACTGCTCCAGATGGTAGTTTTATAGCATTCCGTGAAGATGTCTATAAAAAAGCACATAGAAACGATCCAAGAGCGCGTTTCACGGTCGCTCATGAAATCGGACATTTCGTCCTACATTCAAACACGGTATTGTCAAGAGTTCCGTTCGGAGCAGTTGTGCCTCCCTACAAACTTACAGAACCTCAAGCCAACGTTTTTGCCGCTAGCCTTTTAGCACCTTTACAACTCATCGAATCGTACGATACTGTTAGTGATTTGGAGAACAATTTCGGCATCTCGCATACTTGCGCTGTTAACCGATTAAATCGACGAAACAACCTGAGTAAGAAAGACTCAGGTTGTTAGATTTTTTCTTATCAGGCACACCGGGCTCGCTGATAAGAAAGCCTCGGATGAAAACCTTAATAATTGCTCCCAAGCGTTGTTATATGTCATCATCCGCAAAAAGGCAATAGCGCCCTGATGAGGTATTCAATGAAAAAATCATTGAAGGCCCCCGACGGTTACAAGTACATTTTCCGTGTTAGTCGGAAATGCCCTAAAACCGGTAAAGTGCTTTATGCACCGGCATACGGGTTAAAAGCATGGCCAATACTCGTTGCCGAATAAGTAAAATAAAGGGCTGAGTTTTACCCAGCCCTTTATTTTATTCATTATTTTATTTGGCAACAAAATAGAAATAAAAATTATATTTTATACAATTTTTTATAAAGCAACAAATAATAATTAACATAATTGTTAAATTTTTAATTATCGAAATAGACCATGTTCGCCTATATAAATGATTCAACATGTATTCGTATTGAAAACCACCATTTTTAGAGAATTTAGCGGGTAAAACGGCCGATATAGCGGCCAAGAATGGTGATTTCGCTTAAATTCAGAATGCGTGGTTTATGGTGAGGATTATCCGATATGACCTCGACCTCGATTTCATCCGCACCGGGGCGCGAGACAATTTCCAGCCGTTTGATGATAACCCCGCCGAGCTCGTCAGCCAGCGCATAAATTCCCGGAGGTGACGGAACGCGGTGCGATATGTCGATAAACACCGCATCACCATCATGAATGGTGGGCGACATGCTATCCCCATAAGCGGGAAGGACTGCAACATTGGACGCGACGACATTGAGTTTCGACAACAGGCTTTCGGGTAAACGCCAAAAATCCCGTATGACTTCAGTTGAAATTTGAACAGCATTTTTGGCACCGTTGACGATCATAATTTCCCCGCCGGCCCCCATGCCCGCCTTGACATCAATTTCGGGAATTTCACCGTCTTTCAATTGCGATCTTATTTTAACATCGCTATCAATCCGGTCAGGAATATCAGGGTCAAAACTCGATACAATCTTGTGTTTTGCGGCATTTTCACCTGTCAAAAGATAAGATGCGCTTATGCCGAATTTGCGGCCATAAATTGCCGCGTCTTCAGGGCTAAAATCATTCTGCCCGTTTTCGTGCGCCCGATAGGTCGAATGACTCACACCAATTGCATCCGCAGCTTTCGTCGCAGATGAAAAGCCCGCTTTCAGCCGTGCTTCGCGCAATCTTTGTCCCATCGTGTCCATAACATACATTATGTCAGAATAATAAACATAAATCATGTTGACAATCTGCTATAAATGATGTTGTTATACAACTATCCGCTACTTTTGAGTGTATTATAACATTATTAGTGTTTAAAAGTGGCGGGTAAGAGATGGAAAGTGCAGTGTGCGCTTTCCTGTGAGTTTTTTAGACGGCGTATTTGCCATGTTTCGGGGTGGAACAAATGGACAAATCAGATATTGGCGTGTTGTCAGATATTGGCGTGTCACAATTATTCGACACTGATGTTTTGCATGAAAAACAGCTGGTGAACTACTTTAACCGCAAGCCCGCACTGTTGACTTGGCCTTTAGAAGTTTCATCCAAGAATGAAGCGGCAGAAAATGAAGCCGCAGGGGAAAATGTTTTTAAAAGCGAAGAGGCCTTGACGTGCGGCTTTTGCGTTGCGCCTTCTTCTGGCAAGCTTCAAAGCGTATTTAAACTTCAAAGCGTATTTCAAACTGCTGGGGGAAGCACTTGTTGCGGGCTGACGATGCTTGCGCCCCGTTCATTATGCCGAACGCTTTTATGCAGCTCGTCTTCTTTAGCCCGATTTTTTCCCAAAAAAAGCAAATTATGCTTATTCGTTCTTGCCGCTCCCGGAGGCATTATCCGGCGAGCCTTCATCTTCGGCGGAAGCCTTTCTGGCATTGGTGTTTTCGAGTGTCACATCATATTTCTGCGGCTCGGAAAGGATATTTTCCGGTTTGCCGACAGCAATCATACATTTGGCAAAAAGCGGCAGAATATCTTTGCTATCAATCGTATTTTCGGAAGCACCGGCAATAATACTGAACAAACGGAATGCGACTTCTTCCGGTGTGGCTGCTGCATTGACAGTTGCAGATCTTATCGGGTTAATAACGGGCATTCTCTTTCCTTTGTCTTTCATCAATCACGTGATGAAATAGTTAAACAACTTGTTGTTTTTATCAAGGCAGAGGCAATCGCGATTTTTCAACCGGTGAGCCTTTCTGCTTTCGGGAAAAGGCTTTGTTTCAACGCGCCAATTCTTGCCCGTGCAGGACAACAAAAATCAGACCGAATTTTTAAAAGCATTGTTTTAAGCGCAGCAAAAGTCTGCTTGTCAGCAAAAAGCGCAAGCGGAAAAATCAAAGGCATGACCCGAAAAATCAGTGCTTTGACACCTGAAGGTGAAAGTCTTTTCAAAACCGTTTTTCCTCCGGAATTATCAGAATTTTTTGCGCGTGAGTTGTGCGGCCGACCAGCATTTTTCAAGGCAGAGAAGAGAGTTTTATAAAATGGATTCGTCAACACTGCGCCGCCTTGCCGGTTTGAACCTTTCTACCGAACAAATGTCGGCCATTCTTGAACTTCTTGCCGATATAGACGAGCGGGAAGACTTACGCCGTGCCCGTACACGCGAGCGTGTGCGCCGTTTCAGGCTGACACGCAAAAACAATGTAACGTTACAAGAGGAAAATTGTAACAGCGAGGAAACATTACCCCTTTCCCCTAAAAGAAAGGTTCCCCCACACCCCCTTAAAGAAAATAACCCCTTTCCCGCTTTCTCTGAAACATCTTCGGATGCGCTTGTCGAAGAACCAACAGAGAAAAAAAGCGGGCATGGTTTCTCCCCTTGCGGAAATAGAAATTTACCGGAACTTCCCGCAGGGTGCGAGCCTGAGAAAGCTTGTTCTTTTGCAGAGAGTTTGCCTAAAGCCAAGGCTTGCACTTTGTCAGAAATTTCCGCTTTGCCGCAAGCGAAAAGTGCGCCACTTTCAGAGATCACCGGAACGTTGTCTGCGGCTGGAAAGGAGGAAGTTTCGGGCGCAATGTCAGTTTCCGGTGAAAGCGCGGGCGTGCCGCATTTATCTTCACCTTCAGAAATTTTTGGAAGCCGGAATTTTGAGAACAGCGAAATTCCAGAGGTTGCAAAGAACCGCACTGACAAACGGAGTTTTGAAGCCGAATTTCATGAAATTTTCTGGCCTGCTTTCCCGAACAAATGCGGCAAGCCGAAGGCACTAACGGCGTTTTTGAAAGCGCGCAAAAAAGACAGTCTCGCCGCCATTTTGGCGGGGCTTCAACGCTATATTGCCGACAAGCCGCCCGACCGCCCCTGGCTTAACCCGACAACGTTTCTCAATCAGGAACGCTGGAATGACCAACCGGCCCCCGTTCTGGAGCGAAAAAATGCAAAATTTAAATATGATAAAAGATCAACTGCCAGAAAAGTTACCGATGCGATGGCCCGCCTCGCACCTCGATTTGACGCTTACCAAACTCGTTTCCCTCACGACAGGTGAAGGCTTTCCGCCCCGCTTCAAAGCGGGAAAGAAACCGACAAACGCTCAAATTGCAACAATCAGGCACACGCTTGAGGAAGCAAAAAACACACTTTTAAAAAAGGTGCGAAGCGACGAAATCATGGACCAGTTTTTGCTGCTTTCGGGCGGTATGCGCCTGCCGCGTGATATAGACGGGGAAAGTGCTGCCAAATCCTATATGATCGCGCTTTCCGGCTTTTCAAGCTTTGCCATTATGCAATCGGTGCTTTTGATTATTCGCGGCAAGGCGGAAGGCTTCAACAAAACCTTCATGCCGACAGCACCGGAACTTGCCGCTTTTTGCGAACATCTCGAAAAAACCGAATGGCTGAAAATCGACCATGTGGAACGGCTTTTAAGAGCCGGTGAAGAAGAGCCAAACGACGTTTTAATTCCGAAGGCGCGGGAAGAAAAACTGACCTGTCACCACCAAACCACCACCGCAAGCGAAAACAAAACAACAGAACATGAAAACAAGGCAGCACGTTTCCCGCCCGCAAAAGAAATGCGCGCTCGATGAAGCTGAATGAAACGGAATGGGACAATGTGGGACGAGATAGGACGAGATGGGACGATGTGAGACAGTGTGAGACGATAAGAGACAACGTGGGACATCTATGAAAAGGCCAATGGTTTTTGGGCGGCAAAACGCGAACCACAAGAATTCAAACAACAACACTTCAAATTCAACACTTCAAACAACAACCCGACAAAAAGCGATCATGAAAGGCTTTAACCATGCAGGAAGTTGAAATTATCAGATTGAAAGCCCGTTCAAAAGCAGGCAAACTCCGGCTCAAGCGGGGGCGCGGAAGGCCGCGTATCGAAGGTATTGCGCGCGAACCGAATGGCAGGCGCAGCCGCGCAAAAAAACCGCGCGAGGCGATTGATCGTCTGGCTATTTTGATGCGTGCAAAGCACACAGGCCTTTCCGAAAAACAGGCAAAAGACCCGCGCGCTTCCACCTATATTGGCAGGCTTTTTTTGGCCGGTCCCGAATGCGGCGGCATTAGCGAAGACCAGTACAATGCCGCACTGAAATTTATCGAGGTGGATAACAATTATAAAAAGGCACTGCTTTCGCCTGCCGCCTATTACGACGATTTTAACAGCACGCCTAATCCCGAACTTTATGAAGCATTTTGCAAGCGCGCCAAAAAGCAATATCTTGCCGCAAGAGAAGCCATTCAGGAAGCACAATTCGATAACAGAATTGATAACCTTTATGCCGCCTTGCAATATATCGTGCTGGAAGATCTCGAATTGCCGCACCTTGTCGGCGCAACAAGGCTTGTACTCAACGCGCTAAACCGGCATTTTTTCCTTGCCAATAAAGGTCATTAAATTTTTAATGACCCTGATGGTGCAACGGAAATTCTATTTTCCAAACGGAATTTCTTAGGTGGTGGGAAATTTATATTGCGACCGGAATTTTATGATTTTGTTACAATTCTGTTATTCGGCCGGAAAGACTATTTTGTTAGCGAGGTCTATTTTTAGCAAAGATTACAGCCTGAAAGAGCAAACTTGGCTTGTAACTTATGAGAGGGGTTACCCCCGTAAATTTATAAAAGAGGTCACCCCCGTAAAGCGGAAGTCCAACCCGCCGTTTTATCCCAACACAAAACACGATTTCTAAAAGGCAGACACTTCCCTGCCTTTTCTTTTACACCTTGCGCGATTTATCACCCTGCAATGACAAGGAAAGCGAAAACGCGCAAGATAATCGCCCGACTCGGGTTGATAGAGATGGCAGTGATTTAAACTTTGATGAAAAATCATTTATTCTTAAGTACATGAATTTATTGGGACCAATTTCTATATTCATCCGGTAAATAACTTGCTTGTTCTTTTTTCAATGTTTCTTTAAATTTTTCTTTTGAAGTTATTTCGGTTATTAAAGCTCTACCATATCTTTTATTAAAACCTACGGGTTCATGACCTGAATAATAATAGCACCGGTCAAAGACCTTTTCTACTCCACTTTCTTCCTTCAACAAAAGTGATGTATACTCACCCACAACTACGTCCCATGATAAACAATCGCTAAAGTCACATCTCGTGAACTTAATGACGTCAACATTATTATTATAATGATATATATTTGATATATTATCAATACTAATAATTTTTTTGTTTTATAGTCATAAGCACCAATATTAAATGATGTGTCAATTTTTTTAATTTTTAAATATTCAAAAACACATACCATTGCCAGAATATTATTTATTTCTATAGTCTTTGCGTCATAATTCGATCCATTAAAAATACAATCAATAAATGCAAACTGTCTTACTTTTCTTAATTGAATTTGTTCAAGCAATGATGAATCATGAATTATAAATCCGATGTATGCAGCAAATAAATTTTTAATTTCAATAGACTTTAAATGATCCCTATCAGCATTCGGACTCGATATGTGTATAAACTTATCGATAAAATAGATATCAGGATTATTCCCGACAAGATCATCGGCATAATGAATCGCTCGCATTCGAACTTTATTCGTTATTGTGACGTCACTGGCGGTCAGTATAAAATCTGCAATTAGGTCAAATGCTTCTTTCCTGAGGGGACCTTCAGGGTCACTTGCGACCGCATTCAAGAAAGAAAGGCCTGCATATTTTTGCGCATCGCTTTCACTGCTTAAAAGTTTCGATGCTTCTGCGATAAGCTGGGCGGTATCACGCCGTTTTACCATTGCGATTTCATTATCGTGACGTTTGCCATCCTGCTTCTTTTCTTCAAATTCGAGCTTCTTTTGTTCAAACTCTTGCTTTCTTTGCGCAAACTCTCTTTTTTTTTGCTCAAGGTCGATTGATTTGTTTTTTGTCGCTTTGGCAGCCCAGAAAAAGGTAACAAGACCGGCGGTGGCCAGCGCTACATTTTTTATGTCAATGCCACCAAAAAAGGTTGAATTGTCCTTATCCGGATTAAAATAGAGAAAAGCAATTGTCCCGAACAATGTGCCGAGAATTAAAGTGACGTTTAAAACATCAACGGCAAAACGGTTGCTGACAAAATCAACACTGTGGCGAATATTGGCATTTTTCGACGGGAAAAAAGCTGCATTAATCCAGTTATTCAAAAGCACAAATAAAAGCGTTGCGACAATCGCAACCAAGGAAATGACTTTCAATCTATACTGAAAGTCCTGAAAGGGATAAAAAACCGTTAGACAAAGGAAAACAACACATAAAACAGTCGAGCCGAGAAGCGCAAACCAGTTTGTTTCTTTCGTAATGATTGCTGGAAGCAAAATCAGTATGTCTGCCGATACAACAAGAAAAAAAGTCACCCCCCAAAGACAGATTTTTTCTTTTTCAAAGAAAAAATAATTCGTGACGGACAACATTACGGATACAAATAAAACGCCGATACCAAAGTACAAATAGAACTTTTTAAAATCAATCAATTCTTCATCTGATTCACTCGCCTGTTGTGGCTTATCGTTCTGTTTATCGGCGTTTGTAGTTAAAGGCATTTTTCGCTTTTCCCCCTTCTCTCACCCTTGCGATTTATGCCAAAAATTCAGACAAAAGCAATGTTAGGATGTGTTTTTCCCCTTTTTGCAACCACTATTTGTGTGATGTGTTTGCTTGTCTATTGTTTCAAGATTCATCAAGAATGACGAAGGGAATAACTGACGCCTATCGACGGCATTATTTCGTGGCACGAGTTTTTCACGGTCAAAGCTGGTATTGTTGGTTCCATTCAAAACGTCGCTTAAGTGCAAAAAAAGCGGTATTCTTTGTGAAGTGATAAAAAATGAAACTATTTTTTAAAAACACAGAATCGGTTAATATTTGAATACTTCTATGGCATTATATTTCCACTATTCAAAAGAACGTATAACCATTTAATTATGAGTGATTCTACTGACGACCTCCCGTTTTCCCAGCGCTACGGCTATGCGCCGGTTGTTCAACAGCTTGCTTTGGGAGAAATACCAACGGCATTCAGAGAAGATATAAAGGCTCTTCTGGACGAAGTTATTATTGAAGATGATAGAGGATATATTCTTATATCCTCTGTAGATACTTTTAGAAATATTTTTCTAAATATTTGTGGAGGAAGTTATAGTGATTTTTCAAAACATAAACAACCTAAACCAATTTCTTTCGAATATAAGACGCGTTTAACGATAGATTATAGCAAACGTTCAATAACAAGGAATTTCGTGATTAACTTCTTATCCGATTTTGTTAACGCTTGTGATTTTTTTAGACTTTTTGATTTATTGGAACAACTGATAAAAGATCTTAAACAATTAAATACAGATAATATTGGTTATAAAAAACGTAATGAAAATTTTGAATTTAAGTTAAAAACAATCGTTAAAAAGCATCACTTAGCCTACACTATTTACAATGGGAAGATCGAACCTATCAGTAATGAATTTGAGGGCAAGACCTATGTTGCTGCACTCGATGAGACCAAGGACACAGGCCAGCTTGGTGCCCATAGTCATTTGATTAAAGCCGGAGAACAGATAAATCACGAGAAGTGGGCAGATAGCGTTCGGGAAAGCATCAGCGCGGTGGAAGCAGTTTGCCGCCAAATTGTCGGAGAAAATGCAACTCTCGGCTCAGCGTTGAATGAGATTGAAAAGAACTATCCTCTGCATCCGGCATTTAAGAAAGCGTTGAGCGCACTTTATGGCTTTACCTCTGATGAAAACGGAATTCGACATTCACTTTTGGACAAGTCGAATGCAGCCGTTGACGAGGCCGATGCGCTTTTCATGTTGGGGGCTTGCGCATCCTTTGTTTCTTACTTGCTTTCCCGTACAAGGTCGAAAGAGGATAAATAAATTTGTTCAAAATGGTTGAGATAAACCTTCGGGTGCTCATAACTTCAAAACACTTTGCAACAACATAGATGTGCCCAGACGTAAGAATAGTAAACTTTTGTCGCCATACCGAAAAAATTCCGGCAATGTTGCTTCATTTTCAAGAGTGATAGAAAATATGAAAAAAGCGTTACGCTTTCCAGTTGAAGGGAGAAGGCCTAGGAAAATTCGGAACGATAGTTAATTAAAAAGCTGGCGTAGCGCAATGCCGCCAGCTTTTAAACTATAAACTAACCGATTAGGGAATTTGATAAATAGACCTGCGAAACGGCAGGCGAATATTCAGGCTTTCAGATTTCCTCAACCGGTGCGTGAGATGAGGATTTCACCAGTTCAATTGCATGAAGAGCATCAGCCTTGTTTTTATAGCCTTCGCCGCTAGTTGCGATCTTTTCGTGGTTCGCTGCTTTCAAATGCCAACGCCATTCGCCGTTTTTATCTTTATAAATTTCAAATTTCATGATTTTTTCCTGTTTTAAGTGGATTATTCATAATTCAGAAACATTACGCCAAACACTTTAAGGAAAGTGGGTTTTTTATTTCATCATTTCAAGATAATTAGTAGATATAAACATGTTTATTTATGAATTTTATTTTGACGAGTAAAACTCTTTTACACTAAAAGAGAACTTCCCCCTCTTTATTAAAAATTCTCTTTTTAAGTTTAAAGGCATCTTCATTTTTCAAAATGGAAATAATCTATTCGGCAATTGAAAAACATGTGTCGATTGGTTTTGTCCGGAAGCGACCAACAAAAATTCACGCGTCTTCCGACCACCTGATTTTTAGAAAAATAATTTTTTAAAATTTTCGATTATTTTTTTCTTGCAAAAATATGTCACTAAATATTAACTGACACATACGGCACAACAAGAATTGTATCTATCATTTGGTTGACGTTTATAAATATAAAAACATTTTATGATTTTTATCATATTTAAATATTATATTGTTTGTTGAATTTAAATTCCATTTAAAACACTATTATTTGAAATTACCGATTTTTATTCAGGAATATTTCCATTTGCTGTTCATAGCGGTTTCTGAATGCTTTTAAAAAACCGGATGAAATTGTTCGAGCCGCAAAAATGTGTGGCAGATGTTTTCAAGCAAAGCGCATTTGGCAGTTAAAATTTTTATCCTTGAAAAGGAAAAGGGACGTGGCCGGAACCAAAAAGCGAACATCCCTAAAAACAGAAAAATCCCCGAAAAAAACACCGTTAAAAAGGTGTGCCAACAGAAAAAAGCCGCGCCTTATCGGAAGAAATTGAAAAAGAAACTGTGCGGGTTGCTGATGGATTTTTGGAAAAGGCAGCACGTTCGAGAGTGAGACTTGAAAAGGAAGTTGTGCAGCAAGTGCTTGGCAATGAGAGGATGGAGCGCACTCAAGCGCAGCAGTTGAAAGGGAAAGGCTGGAAAATGTGCTTGTATCCAAGGAAAAGGCTGCACGTTCAAGTGTGAAGCATGAAAAGGAAATTGAACGGCTAGTGCTGGGCAATGAGGGGATGGCCGTTCGTTCAAGCGTAGAGTTCAAAAAAGAAACGCTGGAAAATGTGCTTGAATCCAAGGAAAAAGCAGTAACCCTATCCGCAGGGTTTGGAAAGCAGGCGTTACAAAAAGTGACTGATCTCAAGGAAAAGGCAGCACGTTCGAGAGTGAAGCGTGAAAAGGAAGTTGTGCAGCAAGTGCTTGGCAATGATAAGAAGGCTGGGCATTCAAGCGGGGCAGTTGAAAGGAAAACTGTGCAGGCTGGTGATGATGGAAATGGGAAATTGCCGCTAGAGAGTAATGCAGTTTTGAAAACAATGCCGACTGAAAAAAGTTTGACAAAGAAGAAGGCCGCGCAAAAAAAGCGGGAAGCCGTGGGAGAAAAGAAGGCTTCCGGAATTTTGAAAGAGGCTATTTTAAAAGCTGCAATAAAAGCCGGTAACCAGTTGGGAGAAGACGGGCTTGTTTCCTATCTTGAAGCGCAGGCTTTAAAAAATGCCTCGTCCTTTTTGACGCTACTCGGCAAAGTATTGCCTGCCGAACTTAATTCAGACGGACAAGAATTAAAAACCGTGACAAAAATCGAACTGGTTGCATTATCCCCGTCACCGAAAGATTTGACAGTTGCAAAATCACCGACCGGAAAAAAGCGTGCGGTTTGTAAAAAGCACATGAGCCGAAATCAGAAACCTGAAATAAATCAGGAACTTTCGGAAATCCTTAAAAAAGACGATTGAAGAACCTCCGATGAAAAAGGTTTCCAAAGAAGTGAACCGGTTTTTAAATTGTTCAACGAATTTGCTTGCCATGCGAAATGAAGAGAGAGTTTCACTGTTTTTCGTGTCTTGAAAATTATTTCAAAAAACGTCGTGCCCGTTTTGGAATGGTGGCTTCTTGAAATGGTGGGCTTTTTAAAAAGCTTGATGTACTGCCTTTCTTATATTGGCGTTATCGTGATGGGATCTTTTATTTCCGGAAGGTGTGGTTTTTTAAAGTGGCGATGCTTGTTTAAAACAAGCATTTTCCTTTCATAACCGTCAAGGTGGTGAGGACGGCTTTCAGAACAGCTTTTTAAGCTTTTTTCGGCTTCCGGATTTGTTTCGGAACGTAGCAAACGTCTTGTCCGGTCGTTTTGCCTTGTGGTTTTGTGGTGGTTCATGACAACAGAAAAAATAGAATTGCCGGAAAAGCTCATTACCCTTTTCGATGGGCCTGCCGATATCAGGGCGGCCTATGGCGGGCGCGGTTCGGGAAAAACCCGTTCCTTTGCCACAATGAGCGCAGTGGTGGGCTATTGTTTGGGAAAAAGAGGAATTCGCGGCATTATTCTTTGTGCCCGCCAGTTCCAGAATTCTTTGGCTGACAGCTCACTGGAGGAAATCAAAAGAGCTATTGCCGATTACCCGTTTTTGCAAAATTACTATACCATTGGTGAAACCTATATACGCTCGAAAGACGGGCGCATTACTTATGCCTTTTCCGGTCTTGACCGGAATATTGCCAGTATCAAATCGAAGGGGCGGTTGCTTCTTTGTTGGGTGGATGAAGCCGAACCTGTGACCTCCCACGCATGGAACACATTGATACCGACTTTGCGTGAAGAAGGTGACGGTTGGAACACCGAACTCTGGGTAACATGGAACCCGCTTAGAAAAGAGGCAGCTGTTGAAAAGCGTTTTCGCAACAGTAAAAATGCGCGTATCAAATCTGTTCAACTGAATTGGCGTGATAATCCGAGATTTCCCGATCTATTAAACCGCGCCCGCCTTGATGATTTGAAGAACCGGCCGGAAAGTTATGACCATATATGGGAAGGGGGATTTCTTGCCCAGATGGAGGGAGCCTATTTTGCAACCGGTCTTGCAATTGCCAAAGAAGAAGGGCGCATTTCCAACGTTCCGGCCGACCCGTTAATGACATTTCAAGCTTTTTTCGACATTGGGGGAACAGGTGCCAAAGCCGATGCAACCGCTATCTGGATTGCGCAATTTATCGGAAAAGAAATCCGCGTTCTTGATTATTATGAAGCGCAAGGGCAGCCTTTGAGCGCCCATATCAACTGGCTGCGGGAAAAAGGTTACGGGCGGGCAAAAATTACATTGCCGCATGATGGTGCAACCAAAGATCGCGTGCGGGATGTGAGTTTTGAAAGTGCGCTTCAAGAAGCCGGTTTCGAGGTTGACATTATTCCCAATCAGGGAAAAGGGGCAGCACGCGCCCGCATTGAAGCGGCAAGACGACTTTTCCCCTCTATCTGGTTTAATGAAAAAACCACAGAAGCAGGACGCGATGCTTTGGGCTGGTATCACGAAAAACGTGACGACAAACGCGATATAGGACTGGGGCCGGAACATGATTGGGCAAGCCACGGGGCTGATGCTTTCGGCCTGATGTGTATTGCTTATGAAGCACCGAAAATCTTTAAAAACCGGCAGCGCAATTTCCCGCGACATGATTTCAATACGTCATGGATGGCAGGATAACAAAAAGCAAAATTGTCGACTGTTGAACCAAGATTCAAGTGAAAGAACCGTGCGTGTCCAAATTATAGCGGATAGCAATTGCATTTTGCTTTTCTTTCAAAGCTTGAAAGCGAAGTTTTAAAAACAAGCTGCCAAGGGTACGGCACAATATGCGAAACCGGAGACTTTCTTGGACAAGAGCTTCCAAAACGGGCAAAAGAGCAAGAAAACCGGGAGCGAAGCTCAAACAAGCTTTATGCGCGGCAGGCGTAAATTTGGCGGCGTTCGCAATGTTTGCGATAAGAGCTTCCAAAACGGGCAAAAGAGCAAGAAAAACGAGGGCCGAAGCTCAAACAAGCTTTATGCGCGGCAGGCGTGAATTTGGCGGCGTTCGCAATGTTTGCGATAAGAGCTTCCAAAACGGGCAAAAGAGCAGGAAAACCCGGTGCGAAGCTCAAACAAGCTTTATGCGCGGCAGGCGTGAATTTGGCGGCGTTCGCAATGTTTGCGATGTTTGCATTGTTTGAGGCACGGGAAATGTTTACGGGACGCATAATATTGGCAGCGTTCGCGGCATGAGTGATATTCGCTGTGATTGCCGGTGTCGCACGAGGAGCACTATTCGGGACAATAGAACCGGATGCGCAATCAATCGGCTTTTGTTTTTCCGGCGATGGCTTTTGTTTCATGTGAGCTGACCTTTTTGTTTCTTTATGATGATTGCCTTGTGCTTGCCCGCCTGCCCGCTTGCGCGGTTTCCCTTTTTATTTTTCGGGCTTTTTGGCTTTTTCAGAATTGAACTTTCAAGTTGTGCGGGCTGCGGCACGACGAATTTTAACCAATAATTTTACGGGCTGATGATGATGCAAGAAAACGAGAGTTTAGACCATGGGGCTTCGGATGACTTTGACAGTGCAAAAAGAGATATTCTTTTCCAGTCATTGTTAAAGCTTTTCCGGCAGGATATGGCGCATGTTGCCGAATGGCGCAAAAATGCCCGCGAAGATTATGCCTTTTATAATGGTGAACAGTGGGAAGCCCAAGACAAGGCGGCGCTTTTCGAGCAAAAACGCCCTGTTATGACGTTCAACCGCATTGCGCCGCTTGTCAATGCTGTTATCGGCTCGGAGCGCAACAACAAACGCGAAGTGCAATTTATTCCGCGTGAAATCGGAGACGCCAGAGCCAATGAAATATTGACCGGTGCGGCAGAATGGTTTCGCGATCAGGCGGAAGCGGAATATGAGGATTCGGAAGCTTTTACCGATACTGTCATTTGCGGTATGGGGTGGACAGATACACGCCTTGACTTTGACGATGATGAAGCGGGTAAACCTGTTGTTTGCCGCCTTGACCCGTTGAAAATGGTGTGGGATGCCTCGGCGGTGAAAGCCAATCTGGTGGATGCGGAGCGCCTCTGGTATATCGACGAAAAGCCGCTTGCCGAAGCGCGCCGCATGTTTCCCGATATTGACCCGTCATTGCTTGATGCACGCTGGGCAAAAAATGGTGTTTTTGATAGTGGCGCCCCTCTTTCCCATGTGAATTCTGACACATTCTATGGTGACGACCAAACGGGTGCTTCGGAGAGGCAAGGCTTGGGGCTTTCTTCCGCTTCCAGCTCTCTGGTGACACTTGTCGAATGCCGCTGGTTCGAGCGTGAGGCTTTTTACAAGGTTTTTGACCCGCTGACAGGTGAAACGCAGGATTATTCGCTTCGCGACTATGAAGAGAAAAAGAAAATTTCGCCTGAAATACAATCGGTAAGGCTTACAAGAAAGATTGTGAAACGGGCTTTTCTGGGCGAGGTTTTGCTTGCCGAACCGGATCAGCCGATGGTGCCGAACGGGCAACTTGGCTGGGAATGCATTACCGGCTATTTCGACAAGATGAAAAAGCATTATTATGGCATTGTGCGCCCCACAAAAGACCCGCAGCGCTGGGCGAACAAATTTTTCAGCCAGGTGATGTATCTTTTAAACAGCCAATCGAAGGGCGGCATTCTTGCCGAACGCGGTGCTTTTGATGATGACAGGCAGGCAGAAGAAAGCTGGGCGCGCGCCGATGCCATTACCTGGACAAAACAAAATGCGCTCACCGGACAAAATGCCCGCATTCAACCCAAACCCGTAGCACAATTTCCTGTTGGTTTTTTTCAGCTTTTCAATGAAGCCAAAGAAGCAATTTCGGATGTGACGGGCTTATCTTCAGAATTTATCGGCACGAGAGAAGTAAACCAGCCCGGTGTTTTGGAAAGCCAGCGCCGGCAATCTTCTTTGAATTTGCTTGCCTCGCTTTTTGATGCGCTGCGCCGTTATCGGAAAAGACAGGGGCAAATTATGCTTTACCTCATACAGAACTATCTTTCCGATGGAAGGCTTATCCGCATTGTGGGTGATGACAACAAGAAATATGTGCCTTTGACACATGAAGCGGTCGCCAATCGCCAATATGACATTATTGTTGATGATGCGCCGACAAGCCCTAATGAAAAAGAAAGGACATTTGCGATTATTCAACAGATGTTGCCGATGTTGAAAGATTATCTCACGCCGGAAATCGGGCTGGAAATTCTGCGCTATTCGCCGCTACCCGCCTCGCTTGTTGAAAAATGGACAGCCAAGGCACAAGAAGCGGCTCAACAAAAAGCAGAACAGGAAATGGCCAGAGAACAGATGGCCAGAGAACAGATGGCCAGAGAACAGATGACGAGCCAAGAAGCGGCAATGGGAAGAAATGCATTGCCGGAACAGTCAACAGGGCAACAGGCGGAGCAATTGAAGTTGCAAGCTCTGGCAAACGAGCTTGATATGAAAGCCAAAGCCCGTGAACTCGACCTTAATGCCAAAGCGGCCGATCTTTTTTTAAAAAATCAGAAAGCAAGGCTTGAGACCGAAACAGCCAAAAACCGCGCGCTCATTGAACAATTGAAAATTGAACAATCGCAAACGGGGAACTCCAATTCCTGAAACAAGCGCCCCGAAAAGTTGGACAGAATGGGTTTTAAATTTGGCAAAGCGGCAATTCAGATTGTCGCCGCTTTTTATCGCCCGCAATCGCAACTTTTGTCTTTCCTGCCGGATGAACCGGCTTCGCCTCAAGCATCGGCGTTTTGATGCTCTGCTGCCCGTTTTTTTAAAGGGCATGTTTAAAGGATAAATTTATGGATATTGCACCCGAATTTTCACCGGAAGAACAGGATGTTCTCGGCCACCAAAACACCGACAATGAAAGCTTTGACGATGAAACAGCCTTACCGGAAAATTTTTCCGACAGTAATACTATGACCGGACCTTCCGGAAGTCAGGAAGGGGAACATGAAAAACCGGTAGCGGAAGAGGAAGACGAAAGAACAGCAAAAGCGCGAAACCATATGGTTCCGCATGGTGCACTTCACGCTGAAAGGGAAGAGCGCAAGAAAGCGCAAGCCGAGGCAGCAGAGGCAAAAGCCAAACTTGCCCGCATTGAAGAACGTTTCAAAATTGCGCGCGAATTCACGGAAAATCATGCCGGAAACGAAAGCTTTTCACTGTTAAAACAGCCACGACCAGAAGCGCCCGACCCGGAAAAAGATTTTGTCGGCTATGTCAAATGGATTGGCGCCAGATTGCAAAACGAGGAAGCCGAAAGACAAAAGAGAGAAGCCGAAGAGCGGCAATCTATCAAAGCCGCAAGAGAACAGGAAGCGGTCAAAGATTATTTCGCCACGTCTGTAACCGCACTTAAAGCCGAACTGCCGGATTTCGACGAGGCGGCCGATTTTCTTTATGAAGCACGGGTAAACCAGTTGAAGGCGCTCGCCGATGCTTACCCTGCTTTTAAAAGTGCCGATGCGATCAATGCGCAGATTGGCAACGAGCTTGCGGCCATTGTTAAAGGCGCTTTGGAAAGCGGCACAAATCCGGCGCAAACAATTTATAATTATGCAAAAAATATCGGCTTCAAGGCGAAATCTATAGCGGGGGGTGACATTGCCGCAATGCGCGCCAAAAAAAACGCTGCACGCACGCTTACCGCATCGAACGGGCGCGCTATTGCCGACCCTATTAGCCTTGAAGCCATAGATGCCATGAGCGACCGGCAATTTGCCGAGTGGATTTCCAATCCGCGAAATGAAAGAGCCTTCAACATTCTGATGAAGGGGAATAAGGCTTTTTGCAAAATAAGGCTTTTTGCACAAGCCTGTTTTTAAAGCTGATTTGAGAGACTTCTGTTTCAGAAGCTTGAGCTTTAAAAACCACCGCTTGCAAAAGATGGGGCGTCTAAAACGTTGAATTAGATTTGTGCCGGTTTGTTTTGAAACTTTCACCTTTTTCTTTTGCGGATTTTCGTTTGAAATGGACGTTATCATTTTCACCCACCGGAGGTTTTCCGGTTTCGTTGGTTCGCTCGCGTTAAAGCGACAAAAAGCTTGAAAATCAATTGAATTTTAGGAGGCCATAATGGCTATTACATCCATCGGGGTGAACGACCCTCTGGCTGTTCGTGCCTGGTCGAAGAAACTTGCCGTCGAAGTATCGAAAGCTACCGAGATTGCGCCTTTGATCGGAACCGACACCAACAGCATTATCCAGCTTAAAGACGAAACCCAGAAAGGCGCGGGTGATACTGTCCGTTTCGGCTTGCGCACCCAGTTGACGGGCGAAGGCGTTTCGGAAGGGGTTAAACTGGAAGGCAATGAAGAAGCTCTTTCAACCTTGAACGATGCTGTTATCATCAATGAACTTGCCCATGCTGTGAGGGTGAAAAACGAGGGCACAATCGACCAGCAGCGCGTGCTTTTCGATTTGCGCAGCGAAGCCAAGGACGGTTTGACCGACTGGTATGCCGACCGTTTGTCGCTCATGTTTTTTACCCATGTTTGCGGCTATACGGCTACACAAATGAACTTTGAAGGGCGCACCATTTCATTGTCGCCGGTGCATTACGGTTTCAATGAGCCGACAGCCCCGACCGACAAGCGCATTATTCGCCCGAATGGCAAAACCACTGACGAAAGCCTTGACGAAAAAGATGTGTTCAATCTTTCGCTGGTTGATAAAGCGGTGGAGCGGGCAAAACTTGCCAATCCGCGTTTGCGCCCTGTGCGTGTCGAGGGGGACAGTGTTTATGTGCTTTACCTGCACCCGACACAGGTGACGGCACTGCGCACCAACACGGCAACCGGCCAATGGCTTGATATTCAAAAAGCGGCCTATCAGGGTTCGCGCGCCAAAAACCCGATTTTTGACGGCTCGCTCGGCATGTATAACGGGGTGGTTCTGCGTGAAGCCGAACATATTACCGAAGGTGTCAATTCTGCCGACCCGACCACGCCTGTTTCAAACACCCGCCGTGCGGTGCTTTTGGGTGCACAGGCTTCCATTGTGGCTTTCGGCAAGGACCGCGGACCAACGCGCTACAAACTGGTTGAAGAATTCTTCGACTATGAACGCGAACTCGGTGTTGCAGCAAAAACCCTGATCGGTATGAAGAAAACAAACTTCAAACTGAAAGACAGCACTGTCGGCGAACAGGATTTTGCAACCATCGTTATTTCAACCTATGCCGAGCCGCTTTAAAACGGCATTTGAAACAGAAGGAAAAGGGGCAAATGCTCCTTTTCTTCTTCAATGCGCTGTTAAAGCCGCGTTTTCCCCCTTCCCGAATTTTTAAAAAACCGGTGATTTTGAAAGAGACGAAAAAAATGACCCGTGCTTATTCTATAGACACGCCTTCAAGCGACGATACCGACTGGATACTTCTCGATTTTGATGAGCCTGACGCTGAAAGCCGTAAGGTGCGAGATAAAAAAACCACACCCCTTTCCCGAAAACCGGCAAAAAAGCGAGAATGAAAAAACCGCAAGCGGAAACCGGAAGCACATCTCGAAACACTGCCGAAAAAGCCGGAAAATTGAAAGCCGTCAATTTGAAGACCGCAAGCGGCAAAAAACGGCGGAGAACACGCAACCCGAACTCGAAGAAAAACCGGAAAACAAAGGTTTAATATTATGGCCATAATCATTACCACTGCCGGGCCGATGACAAGTCTTCCCACGCCTCTCCAGCCGAAAAACAAAAACTTTTCGGATATGATTGCCGTTATTCAGGATGAAATTGATGATACGACAAATGAATATTTTAGCCAGATTCAGGAAGCAATCTATTCTTCTATCCGCTTTTCAGCACGAGAACCGCTTTATTTCAATGAAACGCGCGATATTACCTTTTTGACGACTAAAAATCAGGAATGGTATGGCGCAACAACCGAAAAGGCGATTGCAAGTGCGGCCGGTATCCGCTTTGTCTTTCTTGAAAAATCTAATGGCAACGCAAAAAGGCTTAACCTCAATTCCCCGCAGGAACTTGAAAGCGCGGGTTCAGCCCATGGCGAACCTTATGCCTATTGTTATTTTGGGAAAAAGTTGCGGCTCTTTCCCTGCCCTGACAAGGTTTACAAAATAAGGCTGATGATCGAGCCCTACCGGCTTGAAGAAGTTTTGAAGGCCGATGAGGAAAGCCCTTGGTTTCTCGATGCGTTCGACCTCATCAAAGCGCGGGCAAAATACGAGCTTTATAAAGATATTTTGAAAGATGCCGAAATGGCTCGAACAGCCTTTAACGATTTTAACGAGCAGCTTTCAGCGCTTAAAGCGGAAACCTCGCGGCGCAATGGTAGCGGCAAAATCAAAGCAACGGTGTTTTAAATGACATTTTTATCGATAGCCGAATATCGCCCCGACATTGCCGATATCAATAGCGACTATAGCGATGATATATTGAATGTTTTGCCGGCAGACGGCAGTTATATTCCAATGCCCGGCTTCAAAGCCTTTTCCAAACCGTTTCCGGAAAAGCCTTATGGAGCCTATGCCGCGCGGTCGCTTGACGGAACAACCTCGGTTTTTGCGGGAACTGCAACCAAACTTTTTGTCCTCGACAATACCGATCTTTCCTGGCGCGACATCACGCAAACGGGAAAAGCCTATTCCGCTTCCGATGAAGCGCGTTGGTCTTTTGCGTCGTTCGGCAATTTCATTATTGCGGTCAACAAAAACGACCCGCCACAGGTTTTCGAGCTGAACCGTTCGGCAAAATTCCGCAATCTTGGCGGCAATCCGCCACGGGCGGGAGCTGTCAAAGTGTGGGGCGATTTTGTTTGTCTCATGCAATTGCCGGATAATCCCAACCGCGTTTACTGGTCGGGCCTTAATGATGCGGAATTCTGGACGGTTGGAGAAAAGTCTTGCGACTATCAGGATTTTCCGGATGGGGGCAGTGTTCAAGGCTCGAGCGAAGCGACGAACCCGATTATTTTTTTACAATCGGCGATTTATCGTGGCACATTCATTCCCGGTTCCGACATTATATTTTCTTTCCAGAAAATTCATGACAAACGCGGAGCCAAATCATCCAATTCGATCAGCAGTCGCGGCGAATTTTCCTTTTATGCCGATGAAGGCGGATTTTTCCAGATTACCAGCGATGGCGCGGTGACACCTATCGGCTTTGAAAAAATCGACCGCTCGGTCTTTACCCGCATGAATGCCAATAATCTTGCCGAGATGTTCTGTGCAATCGACCCTTTCTATAACCGCGTTTATTGGGCAATGGATTATAACGGTTCGGGCGTGATGAACGAATTGATGGTTTATGACTGGGGCCTACAAAAATGGACGGTTATCAACATTGCGGCAAGCAGTATTATGCCGATTTATACAAGCGGTTACACACTGGACGGGCTTGATAATATTTCAACTATTCTGGAAAATTTGCCATTTTCGCTGGATAGCAAAATCTGGCAAGGTGGCGCGCCCATTCTTGGCGCTTTTTCCATGGATTACCGTTTGGGCTCCTTTTCGGGAGAAGCAATGGAGGCAATTGTTTCCTCGCAGGAAATTGCAGCCACCAATGGTGATATAAACCGGCTGGAAAATGTTATTGCACAAATAGACACGAATGAAGCCTTGCTTGCAATCGGTGCAAGAATGCGGAGAAACCCGCAAGAACCGGTAAAATGGTCAGGTGAAAAAAGCCCCTCTTACAATACCGGCCGTTACCATGGCCGCTCGCGGGCGCGGTTTCACAAATTTCGCCTGCGTGTTCCGGCGGGGGAAAAATGGTCGCATATCGCGGGCTTCAATGTCGATTTTACAAGAGCCGGAAAAAGATGAGCTATCAAATCTATCTCACGGAAAACTGGCCTTATGAACGGATAAAACGCTATAGCGGCGATCTTACAGAGGCGATGAAGAAAATCGCCCGTCGTTTTCCCGATGACATATCGTTTCAAACAATGGCAGAAGAAATTGCAAGTGGCGAGCGGCAATTATGGATCATTGTTGACGAGAAAGAGAACTTTGTCGCCTTCGTCACCTCGCATATCGAAATTCTGGCGAGCGGGAAAAAACGTGTCGAACTCCTCGAACTTGCCGGTCACGGGGGCGAAAAAATAGCCGATATGATCGAACCGATAGAAGAATGGGCAAAAACCATCGGTGCATCCGAAATTTGCCCGATTGGTCGCATCGGCTGGTCAAAAATCATGCGCGCACATGGCTATCGGCCAAGCGTGGTCAAATATCGAAAGGAATTGAACAATGGGCGGAAGTAGCGGAAAAGGCGGAAAAACAAAGCAAACCAAAACCGAGACATCAGCCCCGCCGGAATGGGCAGCACCACTCTTCAAGCGCTCGGCCAAAGATGCCATGGACCTTTATAATTCCGGTCAGGGTGGCAATGTTTATCAAGGCTCGCGGGTGGCCGATTTAAGTGAGGTAACAAAAAATGCCATTAGCGGGCTTGGAAACGCCACCGCCAATTATGGCAACAGCTATTTGCAAGGCCTTGCAGGCGGCAAAAATGCGAGTGGCCAGAACCTTGCCGATATGGCTTCAGGAAAAATGGTGGGGGCAAACACAGCCTATAATCAGGCTTTACAAAACACACTTGATAACACCGCCAATACCATCAACAGTCAAATGAGCGGTGCCGGGCGCTATGGTTCGGGCGCCCATAGCGGCGTTCTGTCGCGTGGATTGGGACAGGCTGCAACAACTGCCCTTTCCAACCAGTATAATCAGGATGTTGGAAATATGCTCAATGCCAACGAGCTTATCGACAGGGCAAACAATAACCAGCTTTCGGCCGCAAGCAATTATTTTCAAGGGCAAGGCAATAATCTTCTTAATGCTTTGAAAGGCGGCACAATCCTTGACCAGAACAACCAGCAAAAACTTGATGCAGCACGTGACCAATGGAATGAAGAAGATAATCGCGGCTGGAACCGGCTTGCCATGCTTTTAAGTGCGGCTCAAGGTGCGGCAGGAAATTACGGAACGTCAAGCGGAACGCAAACAACAAGACAACAGAATGGTGCGCTCACCACAATAGGAAACGGTTTGGGTGCGCTGTCATCGCTTTTTGGTCTCTCGGATGAACGCACAAAAGAAAATATCCGCTATGCGGGCAAACGCAACGGCTACAATGTCTATGATTTTAACTATATCGGAAGGACTGAGCGCTATCGCGGTGTTATCGCACAAGAAATCCTTAAAACCGACCCCGATAAAGTTGTGATCCAACCCGAAAGCGGGTTGTTAATGGTCAATTACAACAAGCTCGGATTTGATATGGAAAGGCTTCTTTGAAGAAAAGCCATTCGGGCGTTTCAAATGCCTTTCCGTGAAAAGAGGCCAAATAGCTTAACGCCCTGCCGCTCGAGCATGAGCCTCATAAATTCAACGACAAATCAGTCAAAAGACATTGCGTGACCATTCCGGAAAAAACCGGAAGCGCGAAGGAAAAATTGCACCCGAATGGAGGCCAATTCATGAATTCACATTCTTTTTTTAATTTTTGGGCTAACCGCCCGTCCAATAACAATGCGCCTGTGTTCGGCTCGATTGGCCCCTTGGGTTTTGCCGGCCAAAACTTTAAAACCGGTTCATCTGCCCCTTCCCGTGTAGCGGGTGATAACAATAGAGGAACCCTTTCCAGCCCCACCACCGCTTACGGATTACTGGAAGACGGGCAAACGCAAAAAGGCCTTGAAAAAGGCGCTGCTTCACTTGCCAATGCATTGATCGCCCTCGGCAATGTTGACGCACCGCAGACAACCTCAATGCTACTAAAACCGGTGCGCGGCCCCTCGGCTGAACAATCGGAGGCACTTTTACGGCTTTTAAAAAACATGCAGCAGAAAACCAACAATGGGGGAATGTTATGAGTTCTATTTATGATTGGTCACTTTCGGCGGCAAGCAATGCCAATGCCGACAATATTATCAACTGGACAGAGGGGCAGCCGCCAAGCACAGTCAATAATTCCGCCCGTTCGATGATGCAACGTGTACGTGAATATATGTGCGATATTGGCGGCGATGTTAGCGTCGAAGGATCCTCTTCACGCATTGCCATTCAGTCGAAAACACCGGTAACTTCTTATATCAACGGCATAACATTGCGGTTTCGCGCTCTCGGTATGAATGTCGAGCAACCGATGATAAGCCTCAACAATATTGATTATAAGCCGGTTTTCAAGGCAACTTATCAGGGGGTAAAACCCTTGGAAAGTGGGGACATTCAGGCTGGAGCTCTCTATGAAATCGTCTTTTGCAGTTTATTGAACAACGGGAGCGGCGGCTGGTTTTTGTCGTCACCCACTCCTCAACAATCAACGCCGGCCGGTGTTATTTCAATGTTCGGTGCGCCGACAGCGCCTTCCGGATGGATACCCTGCGACGGACGCTTATTATCAAGAACACAATATGGCGCACTTTTTTCGGCTATCGGCGAATGGTGGGGAAAAGGCGACGGGCAAACAACCTTTGCCGTGCCGGATTTGCGCGGTGTGTTTCTACGCGGAACAGATGCCGGTAAGAATATCGACCCCAACCGTGCCTTTGCCTCTTTTCAGGATAGCCAGAACAAATCGCACAGCCATTCGGGCTCGGTCGGTGAAGCTGGCGAACACAACCACAGCTATACGACATGGAAGCGCAACAACGGAGGACCGGACGGCCAAAATGGCTGGGATTGGTATTCACAGATAACCGAAAACACGGCGATATCCGGAAAACACAGCCATAGTCTCAACATCAATGCCGACGGCGGCAATGAAGCGCGCCCGGTCAATATTGCCATTCAATATATTATCAAGGCTTGAACAATGGATGAACACCCTTTTGCAATATCCGGCATAAAAGAGCCGGAGAAAATCCGCATATTGATTTACGCGAATAATCAAATGGCGCATGTTGCCCTTTCCGCACTTCTTATGCCGTTACAGAACAAAATTACCGAACTCGACAACCGTTTGAAGAAACTGGGGGTTTAAATGGCTGTACCCTATCATACACACACTTTCGAAATTCCGACTGCAACGCCACAGGATATGGCAGCACGTGCTTCCAGTGACAAAGCCGTAACGCCTTCGGTTCTGGGTACGGCTGCAACAGCCGATAGAAGCGAATTTGCAACGGCCGAACAGGGCAAACGAGCCGATAGTGCCGTTCAACCTGAAACGCTCGGCACTTTGGCCAGAAAAAACAAAGTCGTTTTAACTGAAATTGAAACAAACGGTTTGCCTTCAAACACTACTTTTCTATCCGGCAATGGTTGGCAGACCCTTACCGGTGGCGGCGACATGACAGTTGCACTCTATGACCCGTCGGGTAAGCGAACCGACGCGTTCGATATGAGCAATATGAGAGAGGCGTCAAATGCCAAAATTATGACAGCCGACGAACGCGACAAAATTGCAAAACTGGACAAGACCTATCTTCCCAAAACCGGCGGCACGATTACCGGCAATCTCGATGTCAGCCAGGATTTGAAGGGGTGTCGATCACTTAAAACCAACGGATGGGTTTTGATAGAAAATGATGGAACAGACGATGTCAATCATTACGGCATAAGGCTGACTGTTCCCGAAAAAAAATCCGATCATACTGCGGAAATAACCTTGGGAGCGGCAGGAGAACTCCGCTTCGGAATGGCAAGTTCGCCTTCGGATTATGTGCTTCAATGTTATCAAAATGGTTACGTCCGTGTTCAAAGCGGTTTGATTGTTGGTGACAAGACAAATGTGAGGACTGATGGCAACATCCTTGGTTCAACCTGGACAAACGGAGACCTCTCCAGTCATATCGAAAGCCGCTGCGCTGCGTTTCAAAACGCATGCGTCACCGACAGCCGTGTTGACGGCTGGGTCGAGCTGAAGTCACCTACCTACGCATGGATGCATCTACCCAGTGGATATTTCGTAACATCGCTCAATCTAACTAATACCAATATATACGCTTTTGGTGGTCGCCAACCACAACTATTTATTGCAAATCGCGGATGGTTTGCTTTGGGAGGATGGTAAGATGAAAAATTTTGGCAAGCTCACGGCAACTCTTGAAGAAATCAAGCTCGGTGAAGATATCAAGGATGAAAAAGGCAATATCGTTCAGCCAGCTAACACTGTAAAAATCAACGTATTGAAAGATAAAGACGGAATTGAGTGGCACGATCTTTTCAAAAAATATCCGCATAAATTCTATATCACGGTTGATGACACAAAACACATTATTTCCATGACGGATGACCCTGAACTTTCGCAAATTGCAGGTTTTGATATTATCGGCATTGACGGGAATTATGGTGAAACATATGGTCCGGGCGGCAGTGTCTATGGCAAGCTATGGGACGGAGAAAAGATTGTTGCACCCCCACCCGTATTTCCGCCTTTAACAGCGCGGCAATTCTGGCAGGCGGCTCTTGCCATCGGGGTGAGAGAAGAAAACCTCACCACCGGTATAGCCAATAAGGATAGCCCTTTTTACATTGAAGATGAAGAGGAACGCGAAAGCGTACTCATTGATATTACCAAAGCGACAAGCTTTACCCGTGATTTTCCGCTTTTGAAAAAAATGGCCGAAGTCAACAAAATTCCGGATACGCAACTCGATACTTTATGGAATTGGGCGGCGAATATCCAATAAATATTGCAGTAAAACCGACTGAAAACCCCGCATCTTTTGCTTCGGTTTTATGGCCTCTTGGAAATAAAGCGTGGATGTTTTACTGCCGAAAAATTGCTTTGGCTTTTTTTATTTCTTCCTCGGTAAAAAGCGGATGCCATTTTTCGTTGTTTGCAACAAGCGATTCAACAGTCAAATCGAGCCGCCCCTTCTCGAATAGTTTGGAAAAACCGGTCGAAACCGAATTGGAATGTAGCAATTTTTTAGCAGCTTTAACGCCACCATTCCGTTCAACCATTTGTTTGAATCTGGGAAGTCTTATTCCAACTTCATGAAGAGTTTTATCATAAATAGCCAACATTTCTTTATGAAATTCATCTTCCAGACTTGCCATTAAATTCCCCTCCCGAATGAAACTGAACCAAGGCTTACAATATCATAAGCTGCCACCTTTTTTAAAAGAAAAACGTGACCAATTTTCATGTTTTTCACAAGCGATTGCGCTCTAAAGCAAACGGAACACGCTTCTAAATGAATTTATGGTTGCAGCGCATGAGCCGCGCCCACCTTATCCGGTTTTTTAACAAAAGCAAAAATTTACTTCATTGAATATTGAACCACAACCCCGCTTCTTGCGGGGTTTTTTATTGCCTTCATTTATCATTGATAGGAAACACCATGACACGACAAATAAGCCCCCACGGCCTTGAAAAACTGAAACAATGGGAAGGTCTCAAAACCAAAGCTTATAAGGATTCTGGCGGTGTGTGGACAATCGGCTATGGGCATACGGCCATGGCCGGTTCTCCAGTGCCGTATCAGGGCCAAGTCATTACTGCAGCCGAAGCGGAAAGCATTCTTTTGAAAGATCTTGTACAGTATGAAGCGGCGATCGAGAACAACGTAAAAGTCAAGCTCAACGACAACCAGTTTGCCGCTCTGGTCTCATTTGTTTACAATATCCCCCTTGCTTCGTTCAAGAAATCAAAGCTTCTTAAAAAATTGAACGCCGGCAATTTCAACGCGGTTCCGACCGAATTGATGAAATGGACAAAAGCGGGGGGCAAAAAAATTCAAGGCCTTGTCAACCGGCGGCGGGCCGAAGGGTATCTGTGGATGGAAGGCGCGTTCGTGACGTCCAAAGATGTCGTGCCTGAACAAAACACTGTTCATCCGGTGTTGAAACCGGAAGTGATCGGGCCGGTTATCAGTGCCGCTTCCGGCTTGACCGGTTTTGCCACCGGTTCGGGACCGTTCCAATGGGCGTTAGCAGTCGTCATAGTGATCGGCGTTGCAATTGGCAGTTTCTATTTTCTCAAACGGTTTAGAGAGGCGGAATTATGACAACATTCGAACGCCTGACTATCACCATTGCCATCATCATTGTCGTCATTTTTGCCGCCGTGTCCGGCGGTATTTTTATCGGTCAAGAGTTGCAAAAACAAAAGTCGCTTGCAGCCGCAAATGCGGCCTTTGAAAAGTCTCACGAGGTTGAAAATGAAGTTGAAGCTCTTACTCCCTATCAGCGCTGCCTTGCTGTTGGCGGGATGCCAGACGAATGCAAAATTCTCCTGCGCGGGTTGGACAAAACCACCCAGGGCAAATGATGCAGCGCGCCTTGTCGAAACAGAACCGGCAATAACCAAATGGATAATCTCGACTGATCGGTTTGGACAGAAACAGAAATGCTGGAAATGAAAAAGCTGATTATCACAATGCCAAGTGGCATTTATTAAAAGTCGATAAATTGGCGGCGCGTTGATGCCAATGTTTTATATTGTTTGTCTGAACAATCGGCAAGAAACACTGTGACAGAAAACCGAATGCCGTTTTCCAATAGAAGCCCTATCACCTATTTTATAACATATGAAATGCGGTGCTCTTCCAATAAATATCATTGATGAAAAATCCCGTCGGCATTCTATCTCTTGCAGAAAACAAACATTTTCGACTTATCGAAGTTCTTGTCCCTCTCTGTCGGCACAGCTTGCGCCCGCTTATCATAACATTCGCCGCCTAACTTGTGAGAGCGAACAATATTTTAATAGCGGCTCGCGCTTATCATGGACTAATCAAATGTCAGAAAACAATCCCCCACCCGACTGGCTTGCTTATCTTGTCAGGTTCGGGCTTCTTGCTCTTGCCGGTGCTTGCGGAAGTTTTTTAAGCCAGCTTAACGACGCTCCAAAAAAATGGCCGCAACGCGTAATGGAATGGGTTGGCGGTGCTTTATGCGCCATTTACGGAGCCGAGCTTGCCGCCAATACCCTTTCTCATTTGCTTGATAAATTCGACCTGATCGATGGTTCCTATGTTGTGCCGGAAAAATTTCTCGGCCTTGCCGGTTTTTTATGCGGTGCCTTGGGGGTGTCGATTATTGATAGTGTTATAGGCCTCTTGAGAAGAAAATTCAGTTCATAACCCGGTCTTCGCAACCAATCCTCATGCACCCGCTAAACCGGCCCTGAAACAAATCTGAAACAAAATGAAAGGTAGAACTCCAAAGCGGGGCTTAAGCGCCGTGGAGATAAAAAACGGCCAATCTAGTCAATCGGCAGTTTCGGTTTCCACCCCCGACCATAGCCGACAGACATAGCAGAAGCCGCAAGTTCGATTTGGTGGATAAGCATTTTCCGTTCTTCAAGCAAAGCTCTAATGAGGGCTTTTGCATCCCCGTCATAGGCTGCAATGAGGCCATCAATATCGTCTTCACAACTATCGTTTGAAACAGCTTTGCTCACTTTGCGCGACTCCAT